ACAATGCTTGTCAATGTGCCATTCGCCTCATCGCGTTCGGAGAGGCGCGGATATTCCAGACCCCAGTCAATGTTAAGATCGGGGTCGTTCCATGCGATGCCAATTTCGTCTGCCGCATTATAATGTGTCGTGCATTTGTATTCGACTTCAGCATCGTCACTCAGTACGCTGAACCCGTGGGCAAATCCAGCGGGCACATAGACTTGTTGATATGAGTCTGCCGAGAGGTCAACCGATACCCAACGACCAAACATTGGCGATCCCGGCCGCACGTCGACGGACACGTCACGAACGGTCCCTCGCAAAACGCGAATGAGCTTGCCCTGCGGCCGCTTGATTTGCAGATGCAATCCTCGGATGGTTCCACCTGTCGATCTCGAAAAGTTATCTTGTACGAACGGGCCCGGAATGCCGAATGCCTGATACTTTTCTGCGTGGAACGACTCATAGAACAATCCACGGGGGTCTGAATACACGTCGGGTTCAAGAATGATGACGCCCGGCAGATCCGTTTGTTCGGCGTGGAGATGGGCGACAGCTTTTTCATTTGCCATTGTTGTCCTCACTAAAATTGGTAATCTTCGAATGTTCTTTGTGGTTTGAACACCACAACCATTGAGGGGAACGGCGCGGAGTTTTCACTGCCACTAAACTTCAACCGTCCGGCGAGTAATCGAATATCAATGCCTTCCCTCGGCTGCCATATGTCCTTATCATAGATGTATTGATGGAACATCTTTGTGTCCGTTCTCGCCGGGAGTAGCGCGACAGTTAAAAAACCGCGTAGGCGCTCTTCTGCGGCTTTCTCTATGAACTGTTTGCAAAGCCGTCGGGAGTAGGGCGGATTTAACCATCCACGTCGGCCGACTGCGGCCCAATCTTGAACGAGTGCGTCATCCGCCGCAGTGAAATAGTTCTTGCATTTGGCGTTGTCGCGAGTTGCTGCCAAGTCGTATGTGAAATCAAATTCTTTATGTAGGTCATCAAAGATATGCTGTGGAGTTTCCCACTCATCTGACGACGAAGAAAACATAACATTCGTACGCCCATTGCCTTCACCGCTGATAGTATCCATTTCTTCGAGCCAACGGCCATACCGCGAGAGTTGAACAAACTTCTCATATTCGTTTGACATGCAATAATTATACTCTACGCTGTGTGATAGCGCAAGTAGTATTCCTTAATGCGTTCGCGCAAGCCGTCTAATTCGTCCGCGAGGGTTGTCTCAAAGACCTCAAGCCCTTCTGGCGAAACGATGGGAAAGATGATACGCTTGACCTTCCGCCCCGTATGTTCAAACACACAGAGGCTGTAAAAACAGCCTTGCAGAAAGTAGTCCAACACATACTCGCGCTTCTTCGGACGACGCGACGTTTTGAAGTCAACAACTGCCAACTCTCCGTCCACTGTTGCGAGTAAGTCCACGCGCCCTGCAACCTTCAGGAGTGCGCTGTACATGTCTGATTCCTGTCCGTGGACGCGCTGAACGTGCTTATCGAGCCATGGACGCATATCCCCCCAGAACTGACGTACGTCGTCTGTGAGCGTCGCCACAGCGTCCTCGACCTGGTCGGCTTCGTTGTTGATATAGGATTCTGCCAGAATATGTAACGTTGTGCCGCGTGTGGTGGACTCTTTGGTGATTCTATTTGCCTCGGTTCTGCCCACGCGCTTTCTCCAGGCAGTGAGTTGAGGTTTGGGTCTGGCACCCAACACGCGAGTGATCGAGGGGTATTCGTTTCCGGCGTGGTCGCCGTCAAGGACTCGGTAAATTCGGCCAACGCGCTGGTTGACCTGTTCGATGCGGGGGAAAATATACGGTTCATGCTCAAAAGTTTTCATAATATTATTTGGGTGCTATTCAGGAATATTAATGGTCGAACCGGGATGTACACTTTTGATATTTCGAAGGATGTCTTTGAAAGTATCGGGCACCTTTAGTCCGCCGCGGTTTACGGTATACGACACACCTGGCGCGGTGATATCCTTTACGATGGTGTTTTCGCTCTTACATTTTGGGCACGATTGAGTTGTCGGATAATTACGACCGGCAATCGGGAGATTCAAATCGACTACCTTAAAATCACAACCATCCGCCGAACAAGAATATGAGTAATTGGGCATAATGAGATTCCTAGTTGAGACTAACGCCGTCAGTTGGCCAATATAAATTAGGATCTTCGAGCGCGACACTCGGTTTCGGCGAATGTGATTGTAGGTGGGTCATGACCATTAATAGCTGGCGAAGGGCTCGGCTTAATACATCAAGCCACTCTGCGACGTGTGTTCCCGGCGGCATCATGCTAAGTCGCATTTCCGCTGTGTTGACGAACATGAGGATTAAATCAAGTTGCAACTCTGGCGTCAAATAATTATACATTTCTTCGGCTTGTTCACGTCGTGCCTCATATTCCTCCAGTTTGTCTTCTGTCGACTTAAATTCCTCCTTGCGATAGAGAATAGGCCAGTCGCTAACAGTGTCCTTATTATCCATCGGTTTCTTCATCATCTTCTCCATCGATTTCCTCATCATCATTTACAAGCCATGATTGCAATCGCAGAAGGGATTCCTCTGTCAGTCGTACATCGGTCGGCGAGCCAAGCAGCAATCGAATGCCGAACAAGAGACTACATGCGCCAGTGATGAACTCGACTCGGGACGAGGAGAAGTTGAGATATAATATTGCTACGATAAGGGCTACTGTACATGCCACAATTTTAACCGCTTTAAACGAATCGAATACCTCAACATACTTGAGGTCCAATCGCATATCGAGTAGAGATCGTGCCACGTTATCGGTATTGTTGTCTTCCATCGGTCTAACCCCTATCTGAAATATCGCAACTCGAACCGCTGATCCAGTAGACCCGGAAACGCTCCGTTGACGACAGCTTTCGTACAGCGATAGGTACTGGGGAATTTGCCCTCTTTCAATGCCATCACAATCGCCACTTCATCACTATGAAGTCGTTCCAGTAATTGCTGAAACAATTGTTCGCGTCGATGCGGCGGTACAGGTGTGTAGCCGCACGCTTCCGACCCGTCTTTGACGAACAGGTAGAGTATGCGGAGTTCGCGTTTCAAATGTGAGGGCGTCAATCCGATGGGGCCCGGATCTTGTTTGAATGGTGGAGCGCCCGCCGGTAAATTCCATTCAAGCCCTGCGTGGGCCAGCGCCAACAGATACGTCAGGCCTGGCGAATGATGCTTTTGCAGCCACGCAACCTTATCCGTGATTTTAGTTAGTGTCTTCTGATGTGTGAGAATTTCCCCAAGTTGTCGTGCTTTCATGGTGATACCTCGGTAATTGGTTCCACAAGCAGTTCGCAAACGTTCCTAAGTGAGTTGACGGCAATTGCCATTTCGTTCTCGCAATCGACGGTCCAGTGCGATGACTGTTTATAGTACTTCAGTAATTCGCGGCAGACAATCAGTGTGTGTTGCTGATATCGTACATATCGTTCTTCGGGCGTGAGGCTCGTGTTTTCCGGCTCGCTTGACGCCAATCGTTCGGTTCGTGCTTCTCGTGTTTCGAACGGTACAATTACGCCAGGCATTATTCAATTACCAGCATTTCGACCGGCGTGCCTTTCTTAATGGCCGACTGTAGCAGCGACTCCCACGTAGGAATTCGCCCTTCAAACGAATAGAACTGCTGATAGTAATTGCTCTGCGCTCGCAACGTATATTCCGTATGCTTGCTCTTGTAGGTGTCTAACGCCTCTCGCATACGCTTGACAGTATTAAGGATCATGGCCTCTGGGCGTTCATCGTAGGAGAACATCCACGACCATTCCGCACACGTCTCCGGCAGCGCCCCGTAATTGCTGGTGATGACGAGACAGCCTGCCATCATAGCTTCTTGCACCGCCATACAGGAGGTTTCCGCATACACTGAAGGGTAGACAAACACATGCGCTTCGTCCAACGCTTGACGCACGTCTGCATTCGGCTGTGTGCCGTGGTAAATGATATTCGGATTCTTTCTAAGAATATCATACAGCGGTTCGAACTCTTTGTCCTGTTCGTGCCATCCGTAAATATTCAACGACGAATACACGTGGAGTTCCCAATCCTCACGTTCTTTCGCCAGTACCTCGGCCGCGGCACCAAGAATGGCGAGTCCTCGATGTGGGGTTGAGGTATAGATGAACTTGAGCTTGCCGTCGTAGGGTTTGGGAAAAACCGATTCACGAAAGGGCACCCCATTCTTAATGACGACGCCTTCGTTATATGGAAGACCGAGATACATATTATACTGCTGTTGCTGCCAGTTGGACGCGAACACGATGTGATTAAACTTTGTGCGATAACTTGGATCTTTCAGCACAGCGGATGCGGGGTCCTGCGGCAAATCCTGGCACCAAAGTATGCGCGGCTTGTCCTCAAAGGTATATGACTCAGGACGCGACATCATAATCTGCACCTGACTGGTCAGTACAGGCAGCGCCTCTTGCAGATTGGCGAGAATGAGTTCGGTGCCGCCGAGGGGTTTGCTTGTCGTGGTCACATCAGACATAGTTATTCACTATCCTTTGGAGTATTGATTTTTGGCATTATATCCCGTAACGACGAAATTGCTTTTTGCGACTTGGCGCGTATGCGGGCCGCCGCATTGAGGACAGCGAGAGTCTTCAGAATTTTGGAAGGTTTGAAAAGCCAATTCACGAGTGGTTTGACAACGTTCACAATAAAAATCCCATCGCGGCATGTTGCATAATTTTAACGAGTTATCGTAATATTTATATGGTGGAGCCCCTACGAGGATTTGAACCTCGACCTTCACCCACGACCGGCGCCAGATTAAAAGGGTGCTGCTCTAACCACAGAGCTATAGGGGCGTGTTAAATACTAAAACGTCACAGTGATAAGCCCACCGACACGATTAACCGAGGTGCCCGTTGTTGTTCCGATGTACGGAGAAATCCAGATATTGGTGAGAGGGTGTTTATCACTCATAATCGTGCCGAGGTTCAAAGAGACGGGTAGCACACCGAAGCTCGTCTCGGTGTAGTCATATGCAACCACGGGTGTAGCGACCGCCCACCGCGTCCTCTCCGTGCTACGATTGGTGCCTCGCTTCAGCCAGGGCATTGCGATGAATGCCGTGAGTGACGATTCGCCACCGCTAGTGCCCATGACGTGCCCCATACCTCCCTGCAATCCGATCTTGGTGTACCAATGCGCAGGCGAGGCTGTAGCCGCAATCGTTGTTGTCTCAGTGACAGGAATGGGTGTGCGTGTCTCACCCGGGCCGATTTCGAACAAACGAATCAGATTGGTCGGCACATTATCCTCGTTGCGCCCTGTGGTATTCAGAATCAAAAATTTTTGCGACAACGTATATTCTGCCTCTGTGCCTTCAGCGAGAAAATTCAGCCGGAAGTCCTTAAACGATACGCGGGCCTGAAGAGGTGGTGGCGCCTCTAGGCGAGCGCCTGCGGCCGGCCAGATAGGACCGAAAGTGTCGATGGGAATATACCCCAACAAGGATTCACTTGGCGGCGTTTCGATGGGTGTTACAACAACATCGCCGCGACCTTCTGAAGTCACTGCCGCAAGCGACACCGACAACTCCTCCACCAGCACTTTGAGCCCTTCGTTCTCTGCGAGAAGATCATTCGCAGGATTCCCGTAGACCGAGTCGAGATAACCATCAACGACCTCGGATGTCAGCGGCCCCACGGGCACTTGAATGGTAGCGACATTTGGCGCAGGGTAGTCGATGCTGAAAACTGACGTTGCCTTATCTATCCCACTCAGACGCCCTGCTGCAAAGACGAGCCCCGAGACAGCAATCGCCCCCACAATTTTCACAACACGCCGAGACGGCATTGCAATAGACATACCCACTCCAATTCTCTTATCTGTTACGTTTACGACTCCGTCCAGCGAGAAACTCGCGCCGCCGGTTCTTTCTCTTTAGATTTTGTTTGCCGACTTTCCGCAATTGTTGCCGTTTCTCACGCATGAGAATCTGCCGCAGCCGAGACAGTTCTGCCGCTTTCAATTCCGCCTCCAACAGGAGTTCATCTGGAGAGCGTTGCGGCGTCAGCGAGTTTGGGGAGAGTTGCGGTGTTGTTTCAGCCAGCGCGTCGGTCGAAGTTGTACTCACTTTTGGGTCTCTTTCTGTCATAAGTAATTATACCACATTATTGTACTGGGAGCAATTCAGTCTGCATCTCATGTGCCTTGGCGACTGATTCAAGTGCGTTGGTAAGCTGACTATTGATAGCTATAAGCGTTTCCTCATGTCTGTGCGCTTCGTAGAGGAAGACCCCAATCATGGCAAAGCATATGACCCACGGACCAAACTTATTGACGACTGTTTCAAATACGACTAGCATTGTGAATGTCCCTTTTATGTTATGATTTTGGCTTAATTGCCATACGACATGTGTTGCAACAATTGTTCTGCCGGCATCTGACGATTCATTGCGAGGTCATAATCGCCAGTGAACATAATATATTCACGAAGTCGCCGGTTAACGAGTACCCGATTGCGTTGACTCTGTGTGGTGGCCGTCATCAAGAAGTCTCTTACATCGACAGCGCGACCCTGGTCGACTTTTCGCACGATGGACGTATTCACGCGCCCCGTATTCCACGCGACACTAACCAACGCATCAAACATCGATGATGTCAGTGGCGCACAGGTGCTTTGTGTTACGATGTGTGCGTATGACACCAACTGTGCGTCAAACTCATCCTCGACATCTGCCTCCGTTGGAGAATCTGGATAGGTGCGGGTGACTGGCATGTCTTGCCAGGTGTGCATGCCATATCCGATGGCGTATCCGTTACGGTCATAATACGGGTCCAGTTGCAGCCCCTCGTGTTGTCGAATAAAGGCTTTCCCCCGTTCGCTGATCTGTTCGGGTCGTGGGCCGCACTTTTCTTTCTCCTCGTGGCGAACCCGGTCTGACCGCTCGGTCACTCTTTCCGCTGTTACGTGAGCGACTACCGTCATTAACGTTTGAACGGACTCGACGTTTCTGACAACAACTATGGCGTTTGCCATTTCAATTGCCATTATAATGCTTACACTCAACACCAATGCAGCAACGATTACGTAACCGGCGCCACGCATAGAACCTCCTTTAAGAAGATAATGTAATTATACTTGATACGAGTCAGATTGTCAAGAGCCGCTGTCAGCAGCGTGCCTGGCAATCCAATACGCATCGGCTATGTCGGAGAGTGGCGATTTCGCAAATGATGCCGTCTTGGCGGTCCGTGGAAAAAATACGGGGCACCAGGCTTTTGCGTGTGGGTATTCTTTAAGAAAAGCGTGAGTCATTTTCGGTTTGTCGGCATTACCTTTTCCTGTCGCAAACTTCTTGATCACGGTCGGTGGAGTCGTGGTGATGGTATAGCGTTGTTGACGTAGTAGATACTTCAGAATGCCCGTATGTTCTCCAATATGAAATACGCGCCCGGTCGCGCTGAACGCATAGTCTTCAAGGGCGACGGTCCGAATGTCTGGCCATTGTGCCAGCCATGCGATAACGGATTGTGCGATAAACTCTGCGCGGGCCATCATCTCTGTGTTTGAGATGACGACGGTGGTTAGTGCCGGAAGTGCAGAATAGGTGCGTGCGTGTGCCATCCAGAACTGTGGAGTCTCGCCATAGGCGCACATCGCCGGGCACGACATTGAGTAATCTATCCCAATATTCATTCGTCGTCGTCGTCGTCGTCCTCACCAAAATCTTCACTCAGCAAATTGCCGGTGTTGATATCATCATACGAAAGCAGCACCCCGTCACCGCAGAAAGGGCAGTACTGCACCGTATCTGCATCTGCGCTGAAGACGACACAGATGTTTGCACAGTTACTACATTCGATTGACGCCGATTGTTTTGCCATTATTTTGTCCTTTCCGAGTGAGCTATTTAGCACTTCCCCGCGAGGGAAGGTCGACCACATCACAAGAGCCTGCTGCGCAGGCCAATTCCTGGCTGCCGGTGGTGGTGTCCAACGTCTCATACGCCGCCAGTTTAGTCCAATTGACTTTCGTCGGCATCTTCTTCACCCACTCCTCATATTCGTCCTTACTGCAATCAATATAGGGTGCCTGTTTATAGATATGTTCCAGATTCGGCAAGAATGCAAGCCCAGAGACC